GCAGTTCCGGGGTCGTGTATGAATGACCGACCCCTGTACCTTAATGAAATCATGGATGAGCTTTGCAACTACGAAACAGAGGAAATTATTTTCTGTAAATGCACACAAGTCGGCGGTTCGGAAGCGTTGCTGAACATGCTGGGGTACATCATCCAGCAGGACCCGTCCCCGGCAATGATTGTATATCCGTCAGACAAGCTGGGGGAATCCATCTCCGACAACCGGATCAAGCCGATGCTGAAAGGCAGTCCTGCGCTCCGGCGGCTGTTCAAAGAATTCCAGTCGCAGAAGCTGGAGCTGCAGTTCGATGGGATGTATCTCACAATTTCGGGATCTAACAGCCCGTCCAGCCTTGCATCCAAAGCCATCAAGTACCTGTTTCTGGATGAGGTGGACAAATACCAGGGCGCGACAAAAAAGGAAGCTGACCCGATTTCCCTTGCGCGGGAGCGCGTGAAAACGTTTCGGAACAGCAAGGTTTACCTTACCAGCACGCCGACCATCAGCGTAGGGCATATCTGGAAAAGCCTGATGGCCGCAGATGTGGAGAAGCACTATTTCGTGCCATGTCCGCACTGCGGGGAAATGATCGAACTAAGGTTCAAGCAGATAAAATTTCCGGAAGCCGAGGAAGGCATGACCGCATCCGACCGGGCGGATCAGGCGGTATATGTGTGCCAGGAATGCGGGAGCATCATAACGGACTACCACAAAGACGCTATGCTCCGGCGCGGACGCTGGCAGATCGTCCGGGAGAGCAATGCGGCGCACAAGAAAGTCGGATACTGGATTAACACACTTTATAGTCCGTTTGTCCGCTTTTCGGAAATTGTAAAAGAATTTCTGGACAGCAAGGACGATCCGGAGAAATTCCAGAACTTTACAAACTCGTGGCTGGCAGAGCCTTGGGAAGATACAAAGCTGAAAACGTCCGCAGATACAGTGATGGAGCGGCAGACAAGCCTTTCCGCGCTGTTCGTCCCGGAATGGGCGAAGCTCCTGACCGGGGGCGTGGATGTGCAGGAGACATGCCTTTACTGGACGGTCCGGGCATGGGGCAACTATATCACATCCCAGAATATTGCACACGGACAGGCAGCGTCCTGGGCAGAAATAGAACGCGTCATGAACCTGTCTTATGAAAAGCCGGACGGCGAACGCCTTGTGCCGTCCCTGTGCTTGATAGATTCCGGCTATGATGCGGACAGCACTTATGATTTCTGCGCCGACAATGCAGACTGGGCGCTTCCTGTCAAGGGTTCGTCAAGTCCCATGATGTCGCATTTCAAATTATCAAAAATTAACAGGCCGGATTCGAAAGCGTTCGGAATGAACCTAGTCATGGTGGACGGTGACAAATATAAAGATATGATCGCTGCCCGTATGAAAAAGCAGAACGGGCGCGGCGCGTGGATGGTATACGATGGATGCGATATGGAATACGCGGAACAGGTGACGGCAGAGCATAAGGTCGGCGAGAAAGTCGGGGCAAAGACAGTCCAGCGGTGGCGGCTGAAACACAGCCACGGCGATAACCATTATCTGGACTGTGAAGTGTATGCGCTGGCGGCGGCTGATATCATGGGAGTCCGTTCCATGCACCTGGAAGAGGCGGATGATGAGCCGGAAGTGAAAAGGCAGCTTGACGCTAAGACGGACGAAGAATCATGGATTGAGCAGAATGAAAGCTGGTAAGGAGGCGCGGCGATGAGTGCATCTGAAAAATTAGAAGAGGTAAACCAGGCAATAACAAAAGTTCTCAGCGGCGGTCAGTCTTACCAGATGGGATCGCGCAGATTAACGCGGGCAGACCTTGGGATGCTCCGGGAAATGCGCAAGGAGCTGCAGGCAGAAGTGGCGGCAGAAGCAGACTCGCCTCTTTTCGGGAATACATATGTTGGATTTTTTGATGGGAGGTGACGCGCGTGAGCTGGCTGGATAATGCCATCGCCTTTATTTCCCCGGAGTGGGGGATGCGCAGGGATGCATGGCGGGAAATGTACAACGAATACCGGAACTACGATGCCGGGAACGGGAGCAGGCTGAACGCTGGGTGGCGTGTGTCTAATCAGTCTGCAGAGATGACTGACCGGGGCAGCAGGGATTACGTCCGGGCAAGGGCGCGTGACCTGGAGCGCAATTCGGATTTGATGAATTCCGTAATATGGGCGCGGAAACGGAATGTCATCGGCACAGGGTTCCGCCTGCAGGCGCGGACGAAAAATGAAACGCTGAACACGGAGATTGAAAACCTGTGGAAAAAATGGTGCAAGGCAAGGAACTGTGACGTGACCGGGACGCAGAGCCTGAACCAGATGCTGCGCATGGCGGTGGAGCGCAAGCACGTTGACGGCGGCATCCTGTTTGTGAAGCGGTATACAAAGGACGGCTTCCTTCCTTTTTCCATTCAGATGGTTGAGGTGGACGAGCTGGATACCATGCAGGTCATGCCAAGGGATACAAAAAACCGCGTGGTCGGCGGCATCGAATACAACGAATATAACCGCGCTATCGGCTACTGGATCAGGCAGTACCAGATAGACGGGTTCTCAATCGGAGATCCGGTCTATGTAAAAGCGGATGATGTAATTTTTTATTTCACCAAAACAAGGCCGTCCCAGATCCGGGAAATGTCGGACATGGCGCATACCATTACGCGCATCCGGGATACGAACGAATTTATGACCGCAGTGTCCGTGAAACAGCGGATTGAAGCCTGCCTTGCCGTGTTCATAAAAAGGATACTTCCTACTGGCGGGATCGGGCGCGTTTCCGAACAGAAAAGAAAATATGAATATGAGGGAAAGAAACTCGCGCCTGGAATGATTCAGGAACTGCACCAGGGCCATGATGTTGAAGTGGTAAACCCGACCGGGCAGTCTGCAGACGCAGCGTCTTTCGTAAAGCTCCACCAGAAGATGATCGGGGCCGGGCAGGGGATGTCCTACGAGGCAACCAGCCGGGATTTGTCCGAAACCAACTATTCATCTGCGCGGCAGGGGCTGATAGAGGATGCGCTGACATTTGCGGAAGATGAGGAATGGATTGTCGGGGCACTGGATGAAATTTACGAAACGTTTGTAATATCCTGCGTCCTTTCAGGGAAAGTCAGCATCCCGGATTTTTGGGAAAACAAAGAAGAATATTTTGAGCATGAATGGATTAAAAAGCCGAAGCCGTGGATAGACCCGATGAAAGAGGCATCCGCAACAAAAACAGCTTTGAACTCCGGCATTAAAACATACAAGCAGGTTGCGGCAGAAAACGGCGTGGACTGGCGCGGGCAGATTGATGATACGGCAGAAGTGCTGGAATACGCAAGAAAAAAAGGGATTGATTTAGGGGGTGTGCTTTTTGATGGAAAGCTGGAAGGAAAAGAAGATGAGCCAAAAGCCCCGGATGCAGATTCTGGCGGCGGGGATGGGCAGGAAACGGCCCCTGGCGGCGCAGATGCCGGGAACGGGAATCCTGACAAGGGAGATGAACAGGGCGGCGCCGGGGCAGGATCGGAATAAAGGAATCCGTGAATTAGGCGGCTTAATCCGCGCGGCTGGCGAAAAGGACGATCGGACATTCCGGCTTTCCTTTTCATCAGAGGAGCCTTACAACCGCTGGTTCGGCCCCGAAATACTCGACCACACGGACGGATGCGTGGATTTCAGCAGATTAGATTCCAACCCCGTGGTGCTTTTTAACCACAACCGCGATGTGATACTTGGAAAAATCAACCGGGCGTGGGTGGAAAATGGCCGGGGTGAAGCAGAGATAACGTTCGATTCGGACGATGAAGCGGAGAAGATATACCAGAAGGTCAAGGGCGGGACGTTGAAAGGCGTGTCGGTCGGCTATCTGGTGGACAGCTGGGAGGAAGTAATGCCAGGTAAGCAGTCATCGGACGGGCGGTTTACGGGGCCGTGTTCAATCGCAAAACGGTGGACCCCGTATGAAATCAGCATCGTATCCGTGCCCGCAGACCCGACAGTCGGTGTCGGGCGTTCAGACGATGGCGGGACGCTGCGGCAGCTTCAAAATAAAAAATTAAAGGAGGAGTCAAAAATGACAAGAGAACAGATGCTTGCCCGGATGATGGAAATACATGCGGCGGCAAGTGACCGGGCAATGACTGCGGAGGAACAGGCTGAATATGACAGGCTGAAACGGTCCGTGGAACTGATGGATCTGTCTAATGCAGGCGCGGGAGCGTCCGGACAGGGAAGCCGCGCAAAAAATGATGATGATAGCGGCGATGGTGACGGCGGCGATGGCGGCGGCGATGGTGACGGCGGTGATGGCGGCGGCGATGGCGGCAATGATGACGAAGACGAGAAAAAGGCCAAGGATGCCGCAAAAAAGGCACTGGCGGCAGAACGCCTGCGTGTGCGCCAGATTGATGATATGTGCAGGAGCTTTGGCATTGATTCCAGGCAGTTTGTGGATAACGGGGATTCTGTAGACAAAGTCCGGGCAGCAGTCCTTGACCAGCTGATGCAGGACGGCGCACCAATCCGCGCCAGCGTCCGCGTCACGGATGACGAAGGGGATAAGTTCCGCAGGGCAGCAGTGGACTCTCTGATTATGCGTTCCGGCATGGATCTGGAACGGCCTGCGGACGGCGCAAGGAATTTTATGGGGCTGCGTTTCCGCGACCTGGCGATCGAATGCCTGCAGATGGACGGCGGCTGTGAAAGCGGCCTGAACCGGAAAAGCCCTGATGAACTGTATTCTATGCTTCAGAGGGGATTTTTCACGCCGGAGTCCACGTTCCTGGCCATTCTGGATAATACAATCGAAAAAGCGTACAAAGAGGGGCATAAAAAGGTGTCTGTCACCTTTGATAAGATTACGAAAAAGGGGGCGCTGTCAGATTTTAAGACGCATGACAATTACTACATCGCGGGGCCGGTCGGCGAATTTCTGGAAGTGCCTGAGAATGGCGAGCTGAAACACGACACGTTCAGGGACGACCATCTGCCGACAAGGAAACTGCGGACATACGGACGGCAGTTCACCCTGTCCCGCAAGGCGTTTATTGATGATGACATCGGGGTTGTAACGTCACTTCCGGCCAGATATGCGGCATCCGCAAGGAAAACCATCAATAAACAGGTGTATTCGATACTGGTAGGCAATCCGGCAATTTATGACGGTGTGCAGCTTTTCCATTCGGCGCATAAGAACTTGCTGAAAACCGGAACGGGCGTGACACAGGAAGCAATGCAGACCATGATCATGGCACTGGCAAACCAGCGCGACCAGTTCGATGAGGCAATCATTATCAATCCGGCAAAGATCGTCGTGCCAAGCGGCATGAGGTTTGACATGTATACGCTGTTTTACAGCCCGACCATCCATACTTCGGATAATACGCAGGCTGTCAATCCGCTCTATCAGTACCGTGATCAATTGGAAGTCGTGGAAGACCCGACAATTAATGCGCTTTGTGGAGGCATGGGGAATGTTATGCCGTGGTGGCTGCTTGGAGCAGAGGGCGATACGGACTTCATTGAAGTGGATTACCTGAACGGTCAGGAGATCCCAAACATCCGCAGGATGGAAACGCCTGGACAGCTTGGATTTATCTGGGACATCTTTCTTGACTGGGGCATCAGCGTTATGGATTTCCGTGGCGGCGTTAAGAATCCAGGCGTGGAAGTCAAGACAAAACTTGAATTAGCGTAAAGAAAGGAGATGGACAGGTATGAGCAAAGCGGCATATTGGCAGAGGGGCGATACTCTTGACTATGTAAATACAGGGACGGATGTGGTCGAAGCGAACACGATCCTTGTGCTTGGCAGCAGGATCGGCGTTGCCGGGACGGACATCCTTCCCGGGGAAAAGGGCAGTATTCATGTGACAGGCGTGTATGAAATGCCGAAGGACGGGGCGGAGATCAGCATGGGCGCAGATGTCTACTATTCGGAGAGTGACGGCAGTTTCTCATCGACCGAAGCGGAAGGCAGCGTTAAGGCAGGGTTTGCGGCGCAGGACGCAGCGGCTGGTGATCCGTCCGTAATCGTTAAGATTAATGCATAAGGAAGGGGATGTGGATCATGGCAGCAAAAAAAGTAAAGACAGGGCAGGAGGCGAAAGCCCCTGAAACCCATGCAGGGCAAGAACCCAGCGAAGGACAGGCAGTGGATAATTTGGAAAGCGGGGAAGGCGCAGGACAGGACACGGAAACTTTGGAAAGCGGGGAAGGCGCAGGACAGGACACGGAAACCGTGGAAGATGCACCTGAGAAACCGTTGCCAAAAGTATTGACGGCACTCCGTCCTATACTGTACCTTGCGCGGCAGTACAAAGTTGGCGATTCTCTGCCAGTGAATAACACGGAAATGGTCGAAGCATGGATCGGAGCTGGAAGTGCAGAGTGGCGGGAGAAGAAAGCCAGACAGTTTTTTCCCTAAAGCATATCCTGCGGCTGCGCTCCCCGGACAGCCAGGGATGACAGGCAGCGGGACGGACGATCTTGCCGGCCGCCTCCCGGATACGCCAGAGCGGCGGTCACGCGAAAGGAGATGGATATGAATTTTAAGGAAATGCTTGAATCTGACGTGCATGAAGTGTTTATGAATGTGGATGAATTTTCTGATATGCACATGGTAAACGGCAAGGAAATGGCAGTCCAGATAGATTCAAATGAGCAGATAGAGCGCGAAAAAAGGATGAATCAACATGTTGATGGCGTTTATAAGAATCAGAAGCTAATGTATGTTGCCGCATCTGATTTCGGGAAACTTCCGGCGAAGGGCTCCAAAGTTACTGTTGACAGTAAATTATACACGGTAACGGACGCTATTTCAGAAGACGGAGTTACGAAATAAGCAGGGAAGACCTGAGGTATGTTCAAAGAAGGCTGAAAAGGATAGAAACGGAAGCACCAAAAGCATTTAAAAACGCCATAAACCACACAGCGAAAGAGGCAAGAAAGAAACTTGCGGCTGGAGCGCAGGGGGCTTATACGGTTAAAAACGGGGGCTTTAATTCCAGGATGCGCATACAGAATGCTACAAATACCAAACTGTATGCAGTCATTCGCTCCAAGGATAAGCCGCTTACAATCACGAGGTTTCATGCCACGGCACCGAAAAGCGGCGGCAAGGCGGATATTGTTAAAAGCGGGTTGAAAGAGCTTATAGGGCCAAAGCAGATCAAAGCATTTAAGCGGGGAGGCTTAATTATGCAGCGAAAATCTGCAGACAGGTATCCTGTAAAAGTGCTCCGCTCCGTTTCTGTTCCAAAGATGCTTGAAAAAGTTTATGAGGGCGAGCGTGGAATAGAGGGCGCACTCGGCCCGGAAATTCAACGGACGCTTCATGACGAAATCAGGAAAGAAGTCCGTAAATTGATATGAGGTAAGTAAAATGACAATATTAAATCTTCAGGATGCGCTTGCAGAAGATGTGGGGCGCATATTGAAAGGGATCGGAACAAAAAATGTGTTTGGCGAATATGTGGATGGCGTAAATGTGTACAAACAGGATCTTCCGATCGTTCAGTCAGATGAAGAGGATGAAACGAAATTTTTCCCATATGCCATTGTAAGGCTTTATGACGGCAGGACGGAAGATGATGATTCTCCATGGACGGTGACAGCGGACATCCATCTTGGCGTACATGATGCGGATCTGGATAACCAGGGGCATCAGCATGTCGCAACCATGATTCAGCGGATAGCAAACAGGTTTGCAGAGGAGCCGCTGCTTGATCATAAATACCGGGCGCAGCAGGATATGGAATGGGCGTTGCAGGATGAAAATACGCACCCTTACTTTCTCGGCGGCATACGCATCAAATTCAGTGTTCCAAAAATAGGAAGGAGAGGTTAGTTTATGGCAGCAAGGAAATCTGCATCTGAAACCACGGAAACAAAACAGGTTGCTGAAATGGAAGCACAGAAAGTTCCCGTGGAAGAGGAAAAGGAATCCGTGGAAAGGCAGGAGGATGGAGAGAAAAAAGAGCCTGCAGGGGAGCCGAAAAGGTACATGTACGTTGGGCCAACGGTCCCTGGAATCGGAATCCAGAACCGTGTATATACGGACATTCCGCAAGAAGTAGTCGATCTTATGAATAATGGGTATCCAGTAATTGGTGAC